GTGTTACCGCCGTGAAAAGGCGGTGTCTTAACCCCTTGACCAACGGACCTGAGCTTTTTAACTCTTTCTATTATACCCGCTTTTAGAATCTTGTCAAGAACTTGAGATAAATTTTTCTTATTTTTTATTTTTTACAAAGAAAAAAGCCCACTGTTGTAGGCTTTTCGTAAGATATTTCTTAAAATTAAAGCATTTTGTTGTACCGCTTTTTTGAGTATTCAGCAAGTTGCTTTATATTCTCCTAATGGTTGATATTAGGGTGCCTAGTTGTTTTCATGTTTCTTTTTAATGTCTAGGAGTTTCTGTCTTACTCCACAAATCACTGAACATGAAACTCTATTTTTAATGAGTTCAGCAGGCAAGAAACTAGCACGGTTAAGACGTGCTTTTTTTATAGCCTATTATATAGGAAATTATTCTATATTTTTTTATCTTCTATTCCAATAACTGATGCAAGTATAACAAAAAAATTGTTTGTTTTCTATTTTTAAGTAAGTTTTTCTGACCTATCCCCCCACCCCCTTAAAAAAATGTTAAATATTTGGATAGTTGCCCCCTCCCACCGGTTCCCAAAACCTTAAAAACACTGGATTTTTTTGACCGGGGGGTGTTTTACAATTTTTTTCTAATTTCTAAACCCTGTTATTTTGACAAAACGGAACTAAAAACAGCTTTCTTGTATCTCTATAATCTCTTATGAATTCATTGTTTTACACATTCTATTGAATTCGCTTTGCAAGTTACTTCCTTACTCTATCAAGCGTTTTATAAGATACTGTTTTATGAGTTCACTGTTACCTTAAAACAAGGAATTCATAAAAAAATACAGAAAAAGATAGGCGCAAACCTATCTTCATTTTATTTATTGCCCAAAGAATTTAGAAATAATATTTTTCTTTTTCTCTGGTAGATCATTAAAGACTTCCCTTTGTTTAATAAGTTCTTGCTCTTTCCGATCTATAAAATCATCTACCACTCCAGAGATATACTCTGTAAATTCTTCAACACTATGTCCCTTGATTTTACCGTCTTGTACTAGCTCCTCTAGAAGCAAGTCACTCCATAAAACCATATCTGGAGAAAGATTATAGTGCTCCAATTCTTTAAGAATGGCCTGCTCATAGTATCGTTGTTGCTCTTTGTCAATGTAATAGTACTTGTCTTTAAACTTTCCTTCTAATAACTTGACATGATATTCTTCTGGCAGTTCACTTCTCAAAAAGCCTTCAGTGGTTACTGTAGATGATTCCATAGTGTAAAAGCTCTGTAGTTCATTTAAAAATTCAAAGACAACAGAACGATAAAGTTTATTTTCAGCTTTTAATGTTTCTACCATATCAGCAACCAAGGGTAGAATTTTACTCTGAGAGAACTCTTTCCAGTCTTTAAAATATACTAATGACTTTTCCCTGATGGCTTTTTCTCGCTGCTTAAATTCATTTTCTAACTGATTTTCTTTTTGACGTGTTGTCAAAAACATATCGCTTAAAATCGAAGTGTAGTCTTGTTTATACTCTTCAATTTCCTTTAGTATTTCTTTTTTAACTCCCTCTTGCTTACTAAAGAATTCTGTAGCTTCTTGTTCATTCATTTTATGAAAAAGATTCTTCATGAGTTCATGAAATGGATTAACATAAACTATATTATAGTCCTGATACAAAAGAAAGAGATTGATTACATCAGTGCTATTCATCGATTAACCTCCAATACCTGGCTCTTGATTTTTTGAGAAATCTAGCTCCCAGATTGCTGCTGACTTTTCATCATGAGACTTACCATAAGCAAATTGTTTAGCTACATAGAGGTCCATATCTTCAAGTGCTAGTGTATCCTGATAGCGTTGTAAGTTAATTCCTCCACCTACAACTGCATCATATCGCCCTTGAATGAAAGAAGTTGCTTTCCCTTTTTCTTGAGAGATTGAAGGAATGATTTGTAAATTTAGAGGTACCGCCTTGTTATAAGTTGCGCTATCTGTAAAGTTAATTAGTTTCTTCTCAATCTCCCAGATTTCTGAGGGATTCACAACAAGAACAATTTTATTGGTCGTATCTACAAAACTAACTCCATCAGCTTTTACAGAATGGAATTTGAAAATCTCTGATACCTGGTTTACAGTTTCTTTAGGATTTTCAAAAGTTAATTTTAAAGCTTGTTTTTCTTTTTTAGGATAAGTAATATTTGAACCTTGTGCCACTCCCGTTAATTGTCTTGTTAGTCCTAGAGGTTTATTATCACCATCGCCGTTTAAAAACGCTTCTTCCAATGCTACTGCAAAAGCTTCTGTTAATTGAGTTCTTACAAAATTTTCAATCCAAATCGGTCCAAGTTCTTTAAAATCTTTCGGGATCACGATGAAAGCCGTTAACTTATGCTGGATTTCTTGTTTACTTCCAAAACTAGCTTTTAATTGCCCTTTGATTTCTCCAAAAACCTTGCCCCAAACTGCTCCACCACTACGCTCTGATGTCAAAAAGTTTAGGCGGATTCCTAGGTTTTTTAGTCCAATTTTTTCAAGTAAGGGGTGTTCTGATTTTATATCTTCAAAAATTCTGTCAATCGTCTCCTCTGGGAGAAGTCTTTCCACCCCTTTAGGGATATTCTTATCAAATTCATTAAAGAATACCATTTCATTGCCCTTTAAAGTATTAGGCTGTGATGTAAAGACATCTCCTGAATATGATGCAGTTTTAACTTTTTCAATCATATATTCCTGCATTTCGTCTAACATATCACCGTAAAGTTTTGCTTGCTGATCTTGTGGAGCATTAGTTTTTACTGCATTCATAAATGCTTCTCTAGCTTGCATGTATTCGTTTTTTGTTTGTCCTTTAAGTCTCATAGTCATATTTTTTATTTCCTTTCATTTTTAAGCAAAAAAAGAGGCAGAACAAAAAACGTATTTACGTCTTATGTCCTACCTCTTGTTTTCAAGTCAGTATTTAAAATTTTTGTTGTGTTTTGGTTTCTACCATGGTCACAACACCATCTGCAATTATCAACCGAATGTTACCATATTCTGGTAACTTTACACTCTTAATTATACCACGATTTAGGAAGTAAATCCAACCTTTATGTAATTCGTTCATATATCCTCCTTTCTCTAAAAAGGTAGTCATTTTGGGATATCTAGTGACTACCACCTCCGCCTTACAGTCCCAATGGTTTGCAAAAAGCGTAGTCAGGTAGTCACCTCTCGCTCAAAAAAATAATAATAAACACCTTAACTCTATTTACTCTATATACTTTATAAATAATTTAAAATAACTACTTTTTAATATAAAAGTCAATCACATCAAGGGTTTAGGGGGTAGTCAGTAAAATCTTAAAAACTACCCTTGTTTTTAAATCCTTTTGTTTAAAGGTTCTAGCCACTCTCTTAAAGGTAGTCATTTTTTGAGTTAGTGACTACCCTAACTACCCTTTAGGTTTTGAGTAACCAGGCTTAACACTTTTTCCAAATTTTAAAGATCGTTTGTGTTCCCATCCCTCTTTATTTTGCATGTACTTTTTAACCTTTGCTTTATCCTTTGGTGGTGCTTTGTCAGTTAAATAGACTTCTTGGAAGAATAGGTTTATAGTCATCTTGTCACGTTCTACTAGTTCGCCATAGGTGTCTGTGTCAAGTTCAACTGTTCCACCTTTACTATTTCTAAAATAACCCTCGTTCATCATGTCATAAATATAGTAATACCTGGTTCTGTCTGTAACTGGGTAACGGTACATTTTTTCAGGAAAAGGTAAAGCTAAATAACGCTCCAAATCTTCAAGGGTTTCATCTACAAACTTGTAACGACTTCTTACATCGTTTACTAGTTTTTCCTGTTCATCTGTCAGGTTCAACACCTGGTTAGATCTCCAAGCTAACACCATAGCACCCCAAAAGTGTCTACGGTCTTTCTCTGTCCACTTCCTGCCCTTATAGGCAGTGTCTTTGTGTACTTCAGCAACCAGAAAGCGCCTTTCCCCTGTCAGATCGTTTAAATAATCATGGTCATTAGTTGCCCTGACAATGATGAAACTCTTAGGTAGTCGTCTATCACTAGAAGCGTAGGGCGGTCTATACTCTAGCTTAGTTTCTGTGATGAACTTCTTCAACTCTGAAAAGCTAGCTTTTTTACTGGCCACCATTTCATCATCAAACACACACCAGTTTCTCACCATCCTAGCCTTATCATCTTTGTCTGTGAAAGTTTCAACGGTTGTAAAATACTTGTGAGTGAAAAGCCCCTCAAAAAATTGAGTCTTTCCCACTCCCTGCCTTCCGGTCAAGTCCAGCACAAAATCAAACTTAATAGTGGGATCAAACACCTTTGCAACTGCTCCACGAAAAAACAAGTCCATGATAATACGGTTATATTCATCATCCTTGATATTCAGATAATGTCTCAGAATATCAAAGGGGTCACGCTGATTCACTAACTCTTTATACTCGCTTTCGCATGCTTCTAGATAGTCTTTTAAAGGATTGTAGCTATGTTCTCCAGCTACCACTTCTAAAATATCAGCGATATCCCCTTTCTTATAATCTACCTTATACTTTGTAGCGATATAAGCCCTAATCTCTCTGATAATCAGATCATCGATTGTACCGCTTAAGGTTCTACCGTTCAACTTTGTTGGTTTTGTCACATCAATTTCATAAGTAAAGGTGTTGTACTGTATAGCCCCTTTCAGCTTGCTATCTCCACTTAAAATCTTCTTGAGATTGTCCAAGGTTATGGCAAAGCCTTTCCCTTTGGTTTTAGGTGTTAGATTCAGGCTATTGTTTTCCTCATTGGTCTCCCTTGCTTGGGTCAAGTCCACCACGGTAGGCGATGCTCTTGGCTGATTCTCTTCAATGATTTTATTTACAATTTCTTCACTATTCAAAAGCCACCTCCTTATAGAATTTTGTCGCTACTTCAAGGAAATAACTGGTCAATTCTTTCCGTCTGACAATAGTAGAAAACAAGTCCACTAACTGACTAAAACTGTAACCATTGACAAATAGCAAGCGGACTAATGTAGCCGTCTCATATCTGGTATGGATTCCATTACAAATAAGGTCAAAAATCCACCCTTTCAGCTCCACGCCAAGCCCCTGCCGTTGCTCAGTCAACTTGTTCACTTCTAAATCCTTCAGGATCATAAGTAATTCAGGACTAGCCAAGGTAATTTCTAATGGTCTAGCTAGTTCCCAGCCTTTCCTATCGCTTTTTTCGTCTCTGATAGCTACATATAAGCCTTTGTAACGAAAATCCGTCAGTCCCTCACCTATTGGCTCGTAGTACACAAACTTATAGTAATTTCCATTCTTCCAAACTTGAGTCGGTGTAGACTTGAGAAAGGCAAATAATGCTAATTTGTCAGCTGATAAAATCAACTCTATCACTCGCATTCCTCTACCCCCAAGAACTTCCAAATATCAGCCACTTTATAGTATGCTTTTCTGGTATCTTCTAGTGGGGGCTGATACCGTCTTAAGCCTGCACCTTCCCACTTTTGGAGTGTCTTATACTTTATATCCAACTCTTCCATGGCTTCCTGGGCTGAGATTAGACCTGTAAACTTTTGTGGTACTTTTTCACGGCTTTTTAGGTAACGTTCGATAGCTTCTAATATTTTTGTTTTGAGTTCCTCAATCATCTTTTCAAACATATCATCACCCCCAAGGTCTCACCCCTGCAAGCTGGATATACCGCCCATAGTCAGGGCTTAAATCCTCGCTAGGTGTTTCTATCGTCTGTGTACTTCCTCGCTCCATTTGGGCGCTTTTTTGACGGTCTCGGTGGTTTAGATACATGAGAAAGCCAATCAATAGCATCATGAAGATAACCGCCTGTGTATTGCTTAAATCTAATTCATTCATGCTATGCCCTCGCTTGATAGTTTTTGATATAGTCCACTTGGTTGCTTCGTCCCATCTTCAGGAAGTCGTCCACCTCTTCGGTGCTTACTTTTCTATCTACAAAATCAGAGATAAACTGGAAGAGGTTTGGGCGTTTCTCCTTAATTTCAGCCATTTGTTTATCAAATTCTGCTTGTGTCATGTTGTCTAGGTCTAGTGTCATTGCATTGCCTCCTCAAACTTCTCTATAAGATGATCTTTACTTACTTTACGATTAGCATTTTTAGAATTAAAAAGAATATCTTTTAAGGTTATAGTAGCATCTAAATACTCCTTTTCAGTATGTTCTATATACGCCTGTTGCTCTGCTTCGTTGTCAAAAAAGTGCTTGGCTTGGCGTTTAAAGAATGCTTGTCGCATAGCAGCCA